CTGGTCTTTCTAGGGCCAGATTATTAGTTAATGGTGATGATGCTCTCATGATTCTTGAGATGAGTTCAGATGATGGCAAATATGAGAAAGAAAAAGCCCTCCTGGATATAGCCATCAAGATGGCTTCAGATGCAATCGGGTTTGAGTCAAAGCCTAAACTCAAGAATATAGACAAACTCAACTACAATATTCCTCCTGTTTTTTGTAGTGGGTGGTTCATGCCTTGTGATGACCAGAAAGGTGGCTTAGATTATTTGTATGTGCCTTTTGTTTCCAAAGTTTTAGCTTGGAGTGGACTTTGCAAAGATAGGATAGAAGATGAGTTAGCCCTTTCTACCTGGAGATATTGCAATGCTTGTATTTTAAAGAGTCTTAGTGGAATCCCTGTTTTTGGTGATTGGCTCAAAGAATGTCTCAGAGCATGTTCCGTTTGAGTGGTGTTAAAGAGCCTAAGAAAGCAATGACTGTAAAAGAAAAAGAATACATCACTCTAAATTATGAAAGCTACAAGTATGCTGCTTGGAATCCTTTTGAGATGGACGGGATTGATAAAATCAAAAGTTTTGAAGATTTCGCTGGTGGTGAGATCATTGAAGACTATGGTGTTGATAAGGCCGCTAGAGCTGCTCTACAGTTGTATTACAGATGTGGACCAGAAACTGATGCTGTCTTAGTCCAAGAAAGTGGTATTAGTGCTGACTCAATTCCTGGTAGTTTTGAGAGTCAGACACTAAGAAATTTGATAGACATAGAAAGCACTTGGTAAATCAGAGGTTGCCCTCCGGGGCCGGGTTTGGCGATCCCGTAAACTCAAGCCAGTTCACAACTGTGAACCATGTTGAAATCTGTTAAAAATCCTGTCAAATTTAGCACTACAATTAGTGCTGTTAAAGCTAAAAAGAATAAGAAGAAAAGTCATGGAAAGAAAAAGAAAAGTCATGATAATAAAGACGTAATAGGAAGTGTTAAAGTTAATTCGCGAAGGATACCTTTAGCCGTCTCTAGGAGTATGCAATTCACAAGAAGAAACAATAAAACAACTATTATTCATAGTGAATTCATAGAAGAAATAGTTGGAAGCGCACTTTTTGATAATCAACCTATAATGATATCCCCAACTAATGTAGGAATGTTTTCTTGGTTGAGTGGTATAGCTAAAAATTATGAGTTCTATACCATCAAAAAGTTAATATTCAAATATACACCAACGTGTCCAACAACTACACCAGGCAATCTCACTTTTAATATTGATTATGATACGCTTGATGCAGTTCCAGTTTCTAAGCAAGAGATGATGAACTCATACAAAACTCTGAAAGGGAATCCCTATTCAACACATGTCTATGTCGCTGATCTTTCTAGAATTCCTTTGAAAAGAAAGTATGTGGCTCAAACTCAAACACCAACCACTGGGCCTTTTGATCCTTTTCGTTATTATGGAGGAATATTTAATATTGCTTCTGATAGTGGAACCGACAATGCACAGTGGGGTACTTTAAGTGTTGAATATGCAATATCTTTTGATACACCTGTCTCGCATGGAGAATCCATTGCTAATGAAACTCTATTCTTTGGTCCTAGAGATCAAGCTACTGATAAACTCTTCAACAGTATAACAACTGTTAAAGACGTGACTTCTGGAGTTAGTCGCGATGTGTATATGCCTCAAAGTTCTTTGGTAAACGTCTTTAAAGTTTTGACTGAAGGTTACTACACCGTGGATTTCAAAATCCCAACCTCCGCCTACACCTCTAGCAGACCTTTTGATGTTTTTAATAGTAAGGGAGAGGATGTAACCAGTAGTCGAATTCTGACCACTGGAGGAGGATTGGTCAACAATCTACTTAACATTGTTTCTACTGCCTTTCTTGAAGGTGGAGACAGCATTTTCTTTAATATTACAACTCTTGCTGCTTCCGCTTCTCCAAATTTAATGGCAATCTTGAGCTTTGTCCTGAATAGTAGGAGAAAGAAATATATGTTGAGTGACCTACATCCTGAATTTGATTTTAAAAGTAATGATGAGGAGATTGTTGAATCCAAAACTGCCAATAAACGCAAGTGAGCTTTTTGGTAGTTGACCAATCAGACTATTC